TTAAGATTGGATTATTATCCTTTACTAATTCATAGTGCTTCATGATATATCTCCTACAATTTCACCATCCTCAAACTCAACGCCATACACATTTCCAGCCACACTTACTCTAACACAATCTCTGTAAAAAGGATAAACTTGATGTAGATGCGTTGATTCAAATATCAAAATATCTCCAACTCTTGGATTGAATGTTAGCATTTGATTTGTTAAAGTTGAAACAAATTGTATCAAACCTCTTGTTGCAGAGTTTCCTCTTTGTAATTCATGTTCGTTTCGTATCTCTTCTGGTATTGCAGCATAATATACGAAAGAAAAAATTCCTGTATGACTGTGTAGTGGGTTGTATTCAGTGGGACTTTGTTTGTTGACCCAGAATCCAGTATTATCACCATCATTTTTAAAATTAACTCTTTTGATCGGTTTTTCTGCTATTCTAGAAAGATGGAGAGAAATTTCTAAATTCAATTTTTCAGTATAGTTTGAATCTAGATCCAGGATAAACTCTTCTCTGATGTCGCCAGCAAGATAATTATCTGGAGAGTGATAGTTTGGTTGTTCTAGAACATGTTCGACCAAGTCTGTGTCATTAATCTTTGACGCATAAACTTTATCAACAAAAGAATACATGTATTGATACTGATACACATTCCATGATTCAGAAGTATCCGCCTCAATTTCGTAAACATGATTTCGTTCAATACCACTAACGCTTACATTCATACTGCTATCCTACTAAATGATTTTGATTTTTCAAACTTGATCAGACTGCGGAACTTATCAATCATCATATCACCTTTGTGTGAGATAACGAAGATGTTGGTGTCGTGCAGTTCATTAAACAACCCCATAAGAATTTCAATGCCGTTAGCATCTAGCGAACCATCGAAAACTTCATCGAGTATAAGTAGATTCGTATTCACCGAATTTTTCAACTTGGCAACTGCTCGCCATGTGAGCATTAAGGAGATATCAATACGAGCCTTTTCCCCTTCACTGAACGAAGCATAACTGAAATCGTCACGATGCCTACTTCGGATAACTTCATTAAACTCCTCGTCCAAAGTGAAGTCAACGAAGAAGTCCATCGCTGCGAGGTATTTGTTGACCAGTTTATTGATGATCGGTACATACTGCCTGATGATCTTGGTCTTTATGCCACCGTCCTTCAACATATGCCCAGCAATTTCCAAGACCTCACGGTCTTTGACCAGTTGTTCTTTCTGTTCGCCTCTTGTCTTCAGTTCGGCATTCAATGAATCAATCTCAGTCGATGCTTCAGTCGGCAGATCTTTCTTTGCTTTCAGCCCACTGATCTTCGTATTGTATTCTTCGATGCGAGTGTTGGTTGAAGCAATATCCTGCTGAATGGTTAGAATCTCTGCCTGACAGTTCTGAATCTTCACCTGTACTTTATGAATCTCAGCAAGACGATTGGTAAGTTTGGTTTGCTCAACAGTCAACTGTTCGATTGCTGAGGTTGTCTCATCAATCATCTTGGTTGTCTTAGTAATCTTGTCCTGCTTGATCTCAATGTCAATATTCTGTTCACAAGTAGGACAGTGATCGTTATTGGTAAAGAACGTCAGTCGCTTATTTGCTTTGTGTTCTTTATCATGTAACTTCTGCAACAACTCAGATGCTTTGGTAGACTTCTCTTTCGTTTTATCAGAGTCGCCAATCAAACCCAACAGACCCTCAATCTCTTTCTGAATCTCACCTGCTTCAAACGATTCTTCAGCAATGTATGCTCGCAGACCGTTGCGCTCATTGACCAACTCAATGATCTGTGCATCAATATCCTGTTGAAGTTGAGCAAGATACTTGTTCTGCACTTCAATTTTGTTTTCAATCAGATCAATCTGATAGGATACTTCGGTCTGTTCTGTTTTGTTCTTAGCAAGTCGATCTTTGAGCAGCGTATTCATTTGACTAAAGATCTGAATGTCAAGAAGATCTTCAATCACTTCTCTGCGGTCATATGCACTGAGTTGCATAAATGGGGTAAAGGTTGCCGACCCAAGGATGACAACTTGCGTGAAGGACTTGTAGTTTAGTTTGAGGATCTGATTCTCAAGGATATCTTGGTAATCTTTAGCAGCACCAGGTTGATCAACAAGTTTGTCGTTCTTGATGATCTCAAAAACATTTGGCTTTATGCCACGTCTAACTTGGTACTGATTTGTGCCTATGTGAAAGTCAATCTCAACAAGCAAATCCCGCTCGTTGACTGAGTTCATCAGCTGTGGTTTTTTGATGTTGCGAAATGGTTTGTTAAATAGCACAAAAGTCAACGCATCTAGGATGGTTGACTTACCTGCGCCGTTTTCGCCCACGATAACTGTAGAAGGAGAACGATCTAACTGAATTTCAGTAAACACATTCCCTGTTGAAAGAAAGTTCTTCCAACGGATTCTTTCAAAATGAAGCATAATTAAATTCCAGTTTGGATCGCTTCATTATATAGCGAACGCATCAAAGAGTCAAGTCTTTCCTTAGGAATGTTCTCTGGCATTTGTTCAATGTATTTGGACATAATGGTTAGTGTATCTTCTGCCTCATCCATAATCTCTTCTTCAGATTCAAGATTCAGATTAAGATTGTCATCTACAACTTGAATGTGAATAGGATTGACCTTAAACAGTTTGTCCATAAACAGATCAAACCAGTATGGGTTGTCGCAGTTCTGTTTGATCACTTTGACATAGGTGTCTCTGTAATGTTCAAAGTCAAAGTCAAGCAATTGTTCTACAGTCTTACCATCGTCAGAGTAGAAGATTTTGTGGAACATGGAGTAAGGGTTACGAATTTGTTCCAAATCCCTGGTTTCGGTATCATATACATGGAACCCCTTTGGATCTTGATAGTCAATCCATGTGATTTCATAAGGACATCCTAGATATTGAATGTTGTCGATTTTGTTGCGATGATGGAAGTGACCAGAGCAAACCAACTCAAACTTGTCAAAGTATTTTGCAGACATGCCGTGGACATTCTTGTTACCACGATCCATAAATGCACCATTGATATCAAGATGACCAAGGCAAACAGGAGCAACGGTGTTATTGATTGAATCAATTGCCTCATCCCAGTTCTGTGCGTTGATCCAAGGCATCAATAGAATAGGATGATCGTCGAACATCACAGTCTCTGGTTTCCAGTAGTAACTTACATGACTGTCACCAAACAACTCTTTCATTGAGTTGATTTCGTTTGTGTTCTTGTAAGGCACATCGTGATTACCGATAATCACATGTAGATCAATGCCACGCTTCTCGCATTGATCAATGAACATATCCTTCATGCGTCGGAGTGTGACATAAGAAATATACTTTCTGCGATCAACAATATCGCCAAGATGGACAATGGTATCAATCCCATGTTCATCAAGATAAGGAAAAAATACACCAGCGTAGAAACGCTCAAAATAATCAAGGAATGCTGTATTGTCATTTCGTGCTCCGAAATGCGTGTCAGTAATCAAAGCAATTTTCATAGTTTATTCTTCGTGAACAATCTTCTTCTTTTTCTTCTTGCGCTTACACTCTTCAAAGTTCTCAATAAACTCAGACATGTACTCCTGAGTCCATTCATTATATTTGATGTCATCGTTGAAGTCAACCCCAGCATCATGTTCCTGCACATCTGAGGTTTCATCAAATACATTGGCGTTTTCTGATGCTTTATACTTGGTGTACAGATACTTCTTTTCTTTTTGAATACGACGCAGGAATGCATAGTACACAATCTGCGTGAAGTATGCGAAAGGATTTTTTGATTTCTCAGGATTGAAGTTGTCAATATATTGTAGGCAGTTCTCAATACCATCACAGATCATTTCATCACGGAAACTATAATTGACGAAGTTGGGTTTGTATGATAGGTGAGTGGCAATCTTCATAATACAGTCAGCAACATACATCGGAACCTTCGGGCGTTCCATATTGTTTTGTTCTGCTTGATGTACTTGTTCTTTAAACTCTACCATTGCTGCTAGAAAGTCTTTGTTATTTACATAATGCGGGTTTTTCTTTTTTTCTTCCGACATATCTAACCTCAGTGATATATTTTGCTTGTGTTGTTTGCCATTAGTTTTAAACTGTCAGCAAGTTTTTTCCATTCTTCTGCTTTCTCAAGTTCCCTTTCACGTGCACGCTCAGGAAATAAAATGCGTTCAATTGCTTCAACATAATATTCTTGCATGTTAGAATTAGCATGAGCCATGCCTACAATGTGATGCTGATGAATGTACATTATATTCTCTTCTTCCATCATAGGCAACCACTGGTACGCCACCATGTTCATGCGAGTACCACCAACTTGTTCAGTTTCAATCATCAGTGGATTAATAATGGTGACGATACGATCAGATGCATCAAGTACATCACACATGATTGTTTCGCCGCTGGTCAGCTTAAGAATTTGAACTGGCATAGTTTAACTTGATGTTGTACAGCTTGTACTCAAACTCCTCTTCGTTGTACATCTTTATTCGCACAGCGAAATGTTTGAGGGTGTGG